TTCAATGACTAGAGAAGAACGTGTCCAACACCAAATATGTAACAAAACTAAATGTTCTGAACACGGAATATTTAGCAATGATAGTTTTAGGACTTGGTACTGCGGAAAACATATGGAGGAAAACTATGACAGACCCAATAAATCCTGATTACTATAAAAATTATACTATCGAAGTAACTGACGCTATTCAATCGTGGGGATTGAATTACTGTCAGGGCAATATTTTAAAATATATTGTTAGGTGTGGACGTAAAACAGAAAACCCCAAACAAGATTTAGAAAAAGCTCTTTGGTACTTACGAAAGGAGTTAAGTCAATATGAACAACTATCAGAAAACAGTACTTCGCAATCTGATAAACAAAATAGGTCGAACACCAAACAAAAGAAAAAAAGAACCCCTCCCCCCTCACGAAAGAACAGAGATATGGAGAAACAATATCTTAGTATTCGTACTTAAACATGGGTTTCTTAATGGACATACTTTTGCTGAGTTCGAAAAAAAGTTCAGAGCTAACGAAATACCACGAGCTTACATTACAAAAATAAATTTAGCTATGAGGAGAGAAAAAAATGAAAGAGAAAAACAATATAAAAAAAAGGCCTAATGGCATTGGTGGTACTGACGCCAACAAATTAGTAAATGAAGATACTTGGTTAGAATTATATGATCTTAAAGTAGGTAATACTGAACCAGATGATTTATCAGATAAATTACCTGTACGCATAGGTATTATTACCGAAAATTTAAACCGAGAATGGTTTACAAATAAAACAAATTTACGTGTCTCACAAGAAACGCAACTTTGGTACAACGATTACATTTATGGCAATTTAGACGGATTAGTAATTGCTGGTATGGAAAATGAAGATGTTCCTTTAGCTGTATTTGAAGCAAAACATTCAGGTCAGTTTATGGATACACCTAAACAACATACAAATTTAATTGATCGGTATTACCCTCAACTACAACATTACATGATGTGTGCCAAACTTAACAAAGCATATCTATCAATATTTTTTGGCAACAGAACACATAAAGTATTTACGATTGATGAAGATCGTAAGTTTCAATCCCTTCTATTAAAAGCATACAAAGTATTTTGGAAAGCTGTTCAATCAAAAGAACCAATAGATACAAACTGGAGAGAATTTCATGACATTAGAGATGAACCTATTGCAGTATCCCAATAACGTTGGATATAAAAAAAGACGTACAGGTAAACAAGCAGCATTAGATATTTCTAAAAGAGCTCCTACTATACGTCAACAATGTTTGCAGATTGTTAAAAACAAAAAAACGTATGGAGCAACACCTGATGAAGTAGCTAATTTATTAAGTCTATCTATTCTCAGTGTGCGTCCACGTTTTTCAGAATTAGTGTTGAAGGGTTGTATTAAAGATACAAAACAAACACGCAAAAATGAAAGTGGTAAACACGCTATTGTATGGAAGTATGTGAAAGATGAATAATATAAAGTTTCATACTTCGGCTACAACAAAATGTACTAGCATGAGTGGTGGTAATCAAAGTGGTTGGTATACAAATCAGAGTAACGCACCTTCACTTAACCTTAAATTTAACAACAACAAATTTAAGCAAGTGAGGAACATATGGAAAGAAATAAAAAGTTTAGGATTGAAATGTACATAGGTGATTACAACAGTCCAATAGTTGATAATGCTGAGTTAGTAGATTGGTTTACTATTGAAGCAAAGTCACACAAAGAAGTAATGAAATATTTATTACAACATAATATTAAAATTGAGGAAGTACCAGATGGTAAAAAAGATAATTAATTTTTTATTAAATCGTAAAGAACGTACATTAGAAAATGAGCCTTCACGTAGTAAGTACGTGTGGGTTAACATTATTGAAACTACTAACAGGAGGTAATATGACTAACAAAAAAAATACGTATATATGGGATGAGGTAAAGCATACTAATCCTACATTTACCAAACCATTTCCAGCGTTTGGTAAAACACTTACAACTATAGACCCAATGTATCAAATCATGGTTATGACTAATACATTTGGCCCAGTAGGACGTGACTGGAATTACACAACTAATTATACCTACACTGACAAACTTGTCTTTGCAGAAGTGTCTGTTGCTACAGATAAAAACAAAGATGATTTTTGGAATTACTTTGGGCCTGTTTCTTCATGTCAATCACTATACAAAAAAAATGGTGGATTGGATGATGAAGCTCCTAAAAAAGCTATGACAGATGCTCTTACAAAAGCATTCAGTCATTTAGGTGTAAGTGCAGATGTATTCTTAGGTTTGTTTGATAACAATAAATATGTTTCAGATATGAAAGAAAAATTTAGTAAACCACAAGTGGCAGACGCTTCTAAAATTAACTTAGTAAAATAGAAAGGAAAATATGTATAATTTTATAACATTAGTAGGACGTCTGGGTGCTGACCCGGACGTCAAAGAAACTATCAAAGGCGACAGTTTTGCGTCTTTATCTATGGCGACTAACGAACGTTACAAAGCTAAAGATGGTGAGTACAAGGAAAAAACGCAATGGCATAAAGTCATAGTGTTTAATCCTCAAGTTGCTTCTAGCTTAGCTAAATATATGAAGAAAGGTGATACAATTATTGTCCAAGGGCAAGTAGAGTATCGTTCATATGAATCTGATGGCATTACTAAATACACTACTGAAGTAGTTGTTCCACGCTTTTCAGGTAAAGTTCAATTAATTCCAATGAACAATGGTGGTGGTAAACCAGCTACAGCTTCTGCATCTAGTAACGCTAGTTCAGAACCAACAGTTGATATACCATTTTAAATAAAGTTTAGTGGACAGCAACCCCATTCCTCCAAATAATTTGGGCACAGGTTTTTTTTTCGTGTTTCCTGTTTGTTGTTGTCCACAACCAAAAGCTCTGAGTGATTCTTAGGATATGGTAAGTAATGGTATCATAAACGTTAGGTATAATGTTCAGGTGTCACATAAGAGCATAAACTTACGCCTTAATTATACCGTCCATTACATTTTATTGGAGATAAAATGAAAGATGAATTAGCAAATGTAATTATTGTTCGTGTAGCTGAAGAAATGGGCTACACAAAAGAACAATTAATTTCTAATAGACGTGACATACTTCTGTTTGTAGCAAGACAATATTTATATTATTTTTTAGAATATTATGTTGGTTTAGATATGGAAGAAATATCTAAAAAAGTACAAAAAGATCGTTCTTCTGTGTGGTTATCACTTGCTACATTTGAAAAAAATATGAGTTCTAAAAAAAATTATACGTCAGAATTTATGCGTATTGATGCAATAGTGCGTAGCATAACTTTAAATTTTATGGACTACTATGGTTATGATACTAACCAATGGACATTTAGAAGTAGAAGAACCCTACTCGCTGGAACAAATCTTTCACGAGTGGATAGAATACTTGGTAAACATTGGGCAAATAAAGAAAGAAAACGTAAATTGGAAGCTACTAACAGAAGCAATAGTAGAATTGGAGATTAGAGAATATGTCAATAGTGGACGAAAACTACATTAAAGAATCTATCATGGAAGCTGAAGGCTACCGAGATACTGTGTATTTGTGTACTGAAAATCATCGTACGATTGGATGGGGTCATAAATGTATAGAAGATCATTGGAAAGATAATACTGCGTATCCTCAAGGATATTTACGTGAAGTATTTGATATTGATTTTAATAAAGCAAAATCACAAATGAAAGAATTATTAGCTCAAGAAGATTTAGATATACTTCCTGACGCTCAAAATATTTTGATTGAAATGATATTCCAAATGGGAAAGAATGGCGTATCTAAATTTCGTAATATGATGAAAGCTCTTAGAGGTCATAACTATTCTTTAGCAAGTGCAGAAATGTTAGATAGTCTTTGGGCAAAACAAACCCCTTCACGCTCAAAAAAATTATCAAGCTTGATGAGTTCTCTTCAAAGTTAAATCTATATTAGATACTTTTTTAGAAGTATGAATTGCCCATGCAACTACATCTTTACATGAAGCATCCATTAAATAAATATATTGAACACGTTTATCAACAACATCATTTTCTTTATAAATAAATTTTTTATCTAATAACGTTTGAATCATAATATCAACTTGTCTATCAGAACACGTTAATTTATTTTTTAAATCATTAACATTTACTTTTATGTGTTTGTAACTACTCGTGCATAAATAAATTGCTAAAGTTATATAATGTGGATTATCCATATTAAATAAATATTGCAAAAATTTAGATTCCCCTTTTCGATCATAAATAGTTTCTAAAACATTCATTAAATAATCGTATATTTGATCGTTCATCATAGTATTCCTCCCATGTAATATTATAACTTATTAACATTTAAAGGATTCTGTTGATAAATAACGTGTAAAATTTACATATATTGTTTAATGATTCTAAACGAATCACTCAGAATCTAATGATTCTTTCAGGTACAATCACACTCCTAGGGTGCTACAAACGCTCTCAGAGCTAAATATGAGCTACTTTTTCCAGTTAGTTGCCACCTTTTCAGCCGATCTACCAGCAATATAGCCTCCAACCCCTATTGTCAGCAAATTCCACATTTGATCTGGTATTGATAACTCAATTACTGTTCCAAAAAAAAAATTTGTAAAAGGTGCTATGATATAATTGTTTGCAATTACAATTATACAAATCCACATTAGAGCCGGACGCCAAGTTGCCGTGAGCCAATGTTTTGATTCTGCTTCAGCTTTGATAATATTTGATTTAGCAATAAGCTCCTCATGATCGCCATTTAATAATTGCGTATTAAGTTCATGCTTAAGCTTTTCTTTTAAATCTTTATCAGGTACAGCTTTATCAACGATACCACCGACAATCTTTGCTATTGGCCCAACAGCGTTTAATAAAGGTAACATTAAAATATTATTCCGTATAAAATCATACAAACAATTATTGCTAATGCACCTACAACAATCTTACCTCTTTTAGTTAAACTTTTCCAAAAGTCTTTTATCTTATCCATAATCTCTCTCCAATCTATCCATCGAAATAAAATTTTTTTCTTGGATATGGTTATCCCAGATAGCCAATTCGACAATGCCGTAAGACCATCCAGTCATATTAAGCTTTGCATACTGCTCAACATGGTTCATTGGCAACGCACATCCAACATTTACTATGCGAACATACTTTTTATCCCCTATTTTTGGGGCTTTCCAATCTCTATCTTTATGTGTGTGACCAAATACTAAATCATGCAAACAATCATTTGCTATTGATATTTCTGCATTACGCCCACCATATTCTTTACCCATTATATTTTTAGGTACATGGGTAAACCCTACTCCACTTATAAAAAATATATCGCCGTATTCAGACGTATTCCATCCAGCATTATGATACGAGCTATATAACTGCTCTTTCATAATACCTTCTATTTCAGGAATGTTTTCTTCAAAGCGATGAACACGAACTTCATGGTTACCAAAGGTACAATGTTTAGGTACATCATATGTACCCATACCTTTATTTAGCATAGCCATCGCTTGACGTAGGGAATGTATATCTACCATGTAAGCGTCTTTAAGTTTACCTTGCTGAGAATCATTTTTTTGAAAAAAACTTAAACTATCAAAGCTACCAAAATCACCTATTTGTACCACATAATCTGGTTTGGTATTTTTAATATGTTTACCAATCCAATAAAAACGATCTTTAGGTATATCAGGACTATCGTGGGTATCCCCTATAACTAAAACTTTATGACCTTTAAAAGAATTTATTTTAGAATTGTTATTATTTTTATTGTTGTCCATATTAGCGTTACTATTCCACCTAACCAGAGAATAGAACGAATTGCTCCTTTGCCAGTAGCCATTTCTTCTTTTAATTTTACAACTTCCATACGATTTTCTTTAACCTCAACTTCAATACGATCTAACGCTTTTGTAATCGCTAGTACCTGAGATTCCCAATCGGTCATTTTTTCTTTAGAACTATGACTAGTATTATTACCAGAATAACTAAATTCAATACGGATATATCATTAGTTAGTAGGTGTCCTATTGAGCTATTAGGTATCATTACATTTTACTCAATGGGTTATTTAAAGCTTTTTTAATTTGCTTATCAACATCAACTTCTAATTGTTTCATATCTACCTCAATATCTTTAATTACTTCTTTTAATTCTTTAGCATTTGTACGAGAATCTTCTTTGACACGTTGTTCTACATCTTCCACAATCGTTTCAATTCTACGAACATCAGACTTTAAATCATTCTTTAATTCTTTTGCTACATCTGCAACTAACTCGACTTCGTTTAAAATCATGGGTATTTCTGATTGCAACATAGTTACTTCTTGTTGCAACAATTCTAAACGTTTATCAAACCCACTCATATCAGGTGCAGTATAACTTGTGATTTGTCCTTTCATATCAAGATAGTCTTTGTAAAATTCAAAGCCACCCCATAAGCTACCACCAAATGTTGTAAGAGCAGTAATGATCACCATGATCTTTCCGCCTTTAAACTTTACACCACCCACGTCTACTTCTGCCATTGACTATCAATCATATCGTTCATTAATCCGTCACTACCAGCAAATAGGTAATAACCAGCAATACTGTTATCAGTAATTGTGGCGTCAGGGATACTCACATTAGAAAAGAAACCAGCTCGATCATTTAATTGAAGCTGGGAATCAAAAAACGTCTTACTATCTCCTAAGACTTGCATAACAATTAATGTTTTAGTTTGAGCTACGTCATCATATTTTTGTTTATCATCAATTTTTTTTAAAATTTTTTTAACTGCTTTTTCTTTAGCAGTTTCTTTCTTTTCTTCTTTAGGCTCAGGTTTACTTTCCTTTTTATTCTCAACAGTCTTTTGTGGGCTTTCTTTAGGCTCTGGTTTTTCTGCCACATCTTCTGTAGCTTCTTCCACTTCTTCTGTAACAGGTTCAACATCTGTTACCTCCATTTCCATTTCTATTTCAGCTTCAATTTCAGATTGAATTTCTATCTCTAATTCTATTTCTATTTCTTCTATTTCTATCTCTACTGTTTCGTAGGTAGGTTCATCTATTTCTATTGGCTCTAAAATTAACCCTTCATTACTATCAATAGGTTCATTTGATTCAAACACATCTTCAACAACATCAATAATATCTTCAGGTGTATCTATGTTTAATGCTATAAACATTTCTACAGAAGTAATAGATTCCGTAATTATTGTATTGATAACGTTATAGAGCACATTAATTGTGACGTCATCAAACAAGGGGCCGATAGCTAAATTAATATCTCTACCCCCTATTTCTATAACAATAGATGTTAAGCTACCTGAAAAATCAAATCCACTTTCATATGTTTGATATCCAGAATTAGTACCACTTGCAGAAAGAATATCTGTTCCTGAAAATACATTAGTGTTACCATCTTTCCCTGTAATATGCATATAGATAGAATCACTAGCGTCTTGCTTATCTACTTTAATTAAATAATTAGTTCGACCACCATGCGTAATATTAAGATCTGAAATATCAACAGTATTAATAAATGTAGTACCCATTCCTTCTACACCCATTGTAGATGTAGAGTTACCTGACCCAGTTATTTGAGCACATTTATCAGTACCAAGATTATAACAACCAGAACCACTTGGCATAGAAGCTGGGCCTTGACCTCCCCAATCAGAATCCATATCTCCTTCTTTTGAACCTACAACATAATCATTATCGCCATCTAAAATATTTGAAGAATCTTCATTAGTAATTGTTGTAGTTGTTGTTGTAGTTTCGGTAGTTGTTGTGATGGTAATACCATCAGCTTCATGCTCAATGGTTTCAGTAACTACTTCATCAATAATTTCTTCTATGGTAGGTGAACAAAGACCTATAGTGTCAGTAGAACAATCTACTGCGTGACTAGAATAAGATAGGGAAACCGATATACAAAGCCATAGCCATAATAATAAATTTGGCAAGTTCTTCATCAGTACCTTCATTTGTTGTAATTATTTTTGGTGTATTAAAAACTTTAGAACCATCAGGAATTAAATCAGGATTAAGTTTCCATTCTTCTAAAGCTTCTGCACCAATCTTTCCGTTTATTGGTGGTGGCGTACCAGCCATAATCATAGCGTCAAATACTCTTGGGTCATCAGATAGTAAACTAACTGCGGCTACTTTCATTCCCATACCATATAATGATCTAGCTAATTTAATACGTTCACAGTTTTCATCTGTAATAGTAATACCAGAAGCTATCCCTAGGATTTGTGTTTGTACTGCACCTGACGTAGCTGTTTTACATATGTCGGAATTGTTAACAACAACACTAGGAGCATTAGCTGTTGGTGGGGTAGAATTAGTTACTACTGTAGAACTAACAGTATTTGTATCAGCAGAATATACTGAACTAGATAAAAATATTAAAACGATTACTATGCGCCACATGATTCACATTCATCAGGACAAGCACAATCTTCTAATCTTAAAGCACCACAATCTGGACAAGGATTATTTACCACAAGTACACTTTTCATCTTCGCAACAAGGATTAATCATAGTTTATCCATTTCTGCTTTTACTTTAGTCCATGTTATTTCTGAATGAGGATTTGTATTAGTAGTAATTGCTGTATCATCAGCATCTTTACCTGTAACCCAATCAATTTTGTTAAATAAAGTTTCATCAATAATAGTATCTTCTTC